CTTCGCCTTCGCCTTCGCCTTCGCCTTCGCCTTCGCCTTCGCCTTCGCCTTCGCCGTCGCCTTCGCCGTCGCCTTCGCCTTCGGATTGCGGTTGGAGCGCTCCCCCACACATGGTACCGATCTCGGCGAGTTCAGCCGCGGTCACGTCTATGAATTCGTGTATAGCGGCCTCTTTAAACTTCATGCCCGATAGCGTCAGAACCTCAACGGGTCCGTCGTCATTCGCGATCTCCTCGTCTATCTTCCCGATCCTTTCAGTGATGTCGCGGCACTTTGCATCGTCGATGGAATCGATGAATTCCAGGCGTTCGTCTTGGGACGACGCGCTCGCGTTCATGACCTTGGTACGGAAATCAGGCAATAAACTTTTCCCGTACTTGAGCGCTTTTTTCAATTCGTTCAGTTTCAGATCAGACGCGAGTTTCGGGAGTGTTCCGGGGATGAAGCCCAGGCCGAACGCCGTACCGCCGACCGATGATGACATGCAGCACACGCCGACGAGCATGATCGCGATGGCCGCCATCGTATATATGTTTACGCGCAGAATTTAAATTAAATGTTCGTGGATAGTATGAAGTTTGCCCTGGTGTTCGCCCTGTGTGCGCTAGCGCTAAACATGTTGGTCGGATATTACATCTCGTTCAAGCGCAACGTGCGTGAAAAAGACCCGATCTATGACGTCGGGTTCAAACTACTCCCCAATCTCAGTCGGTACGACTGGTTGAGTGACGTCGCGCTCATCGTGCCGTTGGTGGGTCTCGCGTTCGCGTGGTCGAGTTGGTCGAGTGGGCATAAGGAATCCATGCTCGCCATGCTCGGGCTCATGTACGTGTTCCGCGCGCTCGTAAACTACGTCACGACGTACCCGTCGATGAAAAAGTGTGAATTGAAACCGCCGTTCGGGTTCTGTAATGATTTCATGTTCTCAGGGCACACGTCGTTCAATCTCGTCGCGGCGTACCACTTGGGTGGTGTGTTTTGGCCGGTGTGGCCAATTCTCGGGTCGCTCCTCTCCATCGCGACGCACGAACACTATTCCGCCGACGTGGTCATGGCGTGGGTCGTCTTCTCGGCATTAAAATGTCAAGTTTAAATAAAGTATGACGATCGAAGTCGTGACGTACGCAAACAAGAAATTCGGGCTCTTCGACAAACTCGTCAACAATGAATTTGGAGTCCCGGTGACTGTTCTAGGCATGGGAACCGAGTGGACCGGTTTCAGTGATAAGTACAGGGGCATGGCGAAACACTTGGAGACGAAGGGTGACGACGATATCGTCGTTTTCGTCGATGGGTTCGACACGCTCATCAACAAAGATCTCGCGGGGTTCGAGGAAAAGTTCCGCGACACAGGCGCGGGAATTGTCGTTTCCGCCGACCCTGAATCGTTTGGGAAATACGTGAGTCAGAATATTTTCGGCACGTGCGATGGCAAACACGTCGCGAACACGGGCATGTACGTCGGGTACGCGCGCGATATTAAAATCGTGCTCGCCGATGCGCTCGATATGTCGTGTGAAGACGACCAGGTCAACATGAACGCACTGTGCTCGGCGTACGATTTCATTCAGGTCGACGACGATCGCGTTTTCTTCGAGAACGTGAGTCCCATGACCGACACGAAAAATGTCTCCTCGAGTGCGTATTTTGTCAGTTTCCCGGGGACTCTCGAGTTCGGTCGCATCAGACGCGCCCTGCGCGAGTACGCGCAATTCTTCAGGGTAGATTTCGTCGTGCTCGCGCTCATCGCGATCGCGATCGCGCCGAAGCGTCGAAAACCCATCGTCGTCGCGGTGGTCGCGAGTCTCGTCGCCGCGTACGCAGCGTTCGCAGAAAAATCGTGTGTTGACAAGGCTTAGAGAAATAATCTCACTGTATCATATATACGAAAAATGTCCGGTGGCATCGCGCAACTCGTCGCCGTCGGTCAACAAGACACCCACATCACGGGTCAACCCGAAGTCAGCTTCTTCAGGAGCACTTTTAAACGCCATTCAAATTTCGCACAATCGGTCGAGCGCCAAGTCATTCAAGGGAATGTGTCCAATAACGGCATGTCCACCGTGCGCATCGAGCGCAAGGGTGATCTCTTGAGCTACGTCTACCTCATGCCCCATACCGGTACGCAGGCCACGCCGATCGCGAACTGGGATACCGTCATCGAGAAGGTGGAGTTATTGATTGGCGGTCAAGTCATTGATGATCAGGACTCGATCTTCACTCAGCACATCGCCCCGAAGGCGCTCGCGACGAATCTGTCCAAGTCGCGTTTCGGTGGTTTCTTCGGTGGCGCCAACTCCAAGTTTTACCCGCTCCGGTTTTTCTTCTGCGATTCCTGGGCGAACGCCTTGCCCCTGGTCGGGTTGCAGTACCACGATGTGGAATTGCGAATCACGTGGGGTGCGGCCGCCGAATCGCACACGTGGGAGTGCTACGCCAACTTCATCTACCTCGATGAAGCCGAGCGCGCGCACTTCGCGTCCAAGCAAGTCGACATGTTGATCACGCAAACGCAAAAGAACATCGGTTCCGACGCCACGACGCAAGAATTGAACTTGAACCATCCGGTGAAGTTCTTGGCGAGTGCGAAGTCGCAAGGCGCCGCGCTCGGGATTCTCGATCCGTCCAATAAGCTCAAGCTCCAAATCAACGGTACCGATATCGCCGATTTCAAGTACGCATCGCCCAATTTCACCGCCATCCCGGCTTTCTACAACATGACGCACGCGGATAACAACGCCGATGACGCGCTCATGGTGTACCCGCACTGCTTGGAAACGTCGAAGAGCCAGGCCACCGGTACGCTCAACTACTCGAGGCTTGATAGCGCTCGTCTCATCTCGAGCTCTGAAAGGTTCACGGACGCGATTTACGCCGTTAACTATAACATTTTATCCATAGTCAACGGCATGGGCGCCCTCCGGTACTCGAACTAAAATAAATCTCACGTAAGTGTAATGATAAAGACGTTGTTTCTTTTAGGAGTCGTCTTCGTTTTGACGTACGACCCCGCATCGGGTGGTCTCGACAATCTCTTCGGTGCGTCTCAGCAGCCGCAACAGCAGCAGCAGCAACAGCAACAACCTGCGGGTAGGCTCGAGCAATACACGGTTCAAGCGCACCCGAGAGTTCAACAGGTTCAGGCTCAGGCTCAGCAGGATCAAATTCAAGTGCGCGCGCCGTCGCATTACGGGTACGCGAATAAGCACCAGCACTTTGAGGCCGTGCAGTTCGGCACGACGGGGTACGAGTACCGCACGAACATGCCGGGTGCGTCATTGTATTAGAGAAATAATTCAAACTAGTAATAGCCATCACGATGGTACCAATTCAGCGCGAAACGCTTCTCACGGGAGCGGTCTTCGTGTGCATTGTTGCCGCTATCTTCCTCTTCCGCGAACTCAATAACGTCAAGGACCAGATCAATCAGATCGGTGACGTCAGTTCGAAGCTCGTTCGACACGCGAACTCCGTCTCACACGCCATGGCAAACGCCGTCACGAAGTCCTCGGAGGATGACGACGACGAAGAAGTCGAGGTCCAGGTCGTTCAGCAGGGCGACGCCGCCGAAAATGAGTCCGATTAAAAGGACGCGGTATCTTAGATTGCATCACGCAGATGCATCATGTCGGAATCACCTCCGAAAAAACATAAAGCAATAGCTATCCCTGTCGTTTTAAACGAACAGGGCGAACCGACGTTTTTAGTCGTGCGTGACAGGCGCTTCAAGGATTGGATCTTCGTCACGGGTGGGTGCAGAAGGCGCGAAATCACGAATCCGATACGCACGGCTCTGCGCGAACTCGAAGAAGAAACGCGCGGGGTCATCGTGATGAAACGAGGCGAGTACAGTACGTACCAGTTCACCGTCCCCGAGGAACCTGGGAGTGCGGTCGAGCTCGTGTACAACGTATTCATATTTTTCGCGGAGTGGGATGAAAACACCAGGGCGGACATGATCAAGAAATTTTATGAGGAGAAGCAAAAGTATCTCGTCGCGAAGCTCAATAAACGCCCGATCAAACGAACGTTCGACGAGAACGATCACATGTCCTTCGAAGGCCTTTCGACGTTTCGAGAGAGGAAACAGTGGGATCTCATCGAACGAAACGTGCTTCGAAGTGGGAAGTTCACGGAGTGCCTCGAAACGCGCGATAGAAAAACGTTCGCATTCAAGTAGAATAGAATGAAATCGAAGAAGTATATTTTAATGCAATTGAAAGAACTCATGACTGAAAAATTCGGTAAAAGCGATGAAGAAGCCGACGCCTATATTGAAGAAGTAAAAATGCGAACCGTGTATGAACTTCTCGTATTAAAGAAAGAATTGAAGGAAAAGAAGCACGAGGTAGAAGAGGACGATGAAATATCGACGCGACGATGGTTTAGAGGATATTTCACTTGGTAATATCAGAAGTCAAGTCCTCACTCGACGACGCGCGCGCATGTTCGAATTTAAACGATGGTGCCGCGAACAGAAGTTCAACAACGGTGCGAATCTATCGCACGTGCTCATGGACGGGGGCGTTCTGAGCGTACCCTTCGATAGGCTGGACGACTTTTACGACAAGTACGTCGAGGCGGTGAAGGCGAGCGAGAAGGTATACGTAGTCGAACAGAAAACAGAGCGGTACAATTTCTTCTTAGATATCGATTACAAAGACGACCGCGCGCTCACGGTCGAGGAGGTCAAGGGCATATGTCGCGTTATATGCGACAAGGTGTCCAGTTTGGGGGGTAAAGACGCGCTCGTGTGCGTATCGCCACCGAAACCCGTCGCGGGAGGGAAAACCAAGACGGGCGTTCACATCAATTGGCCGGGATTTATAGTGAATCAGGCATCAGCGCTCGCGATTCGCGAACACGTCATCGTTGCCCTCGTGACGGCAAAGGGAGGTGTCGATTGGGAACGAACGATCGATCAGGCCGTGTACGGTGAGATCGAAGGTCGTCGACGCTCCAAGGGTTCCGGGTTTCGCATGCCGTGGTCACACAAGGTTGGTAAACACGACGCATGCGGTGGGAAAGGGTGCGATGCGTGTACGAAGGGTCGAACGACACAGGTGGCGTATCTTCCGATATGCATTTACAAAAGCGGACCGGTCATGTCGCTCTTTCAAAACGTGTCACAGGAACCGAGCGCCGATATCTTACGCATGGCCACGGTCCGATCGGACGCGACGACGTGTGCGGTGATTACGTCCCCAAACAGAACCGTGAAAGACGGCTCGTTCGCTGACATGGAGTGCCTCGGTGGTGAAGACGTGACCGATCAGGAGTTGATCGATATGATCGAACAGCTCGTGCGCGGGTATGTTCGGGGACAGGAGGATGCCAGTGTCAAAAAAGTCATCAAGGTCGAGGATACGTGGTTGGCGTCAAGTGATTCAAAGTGGTGTCAAAACATCGAGCGAAATCACGGGTCGAATCATGTCTATTATACGATTTCGAACGGGATGATTCGACAGAAGTGCCACTGTAAATGCGATACCATGGTCGGTAGGATATTTGGGTTTTGCAAATATTTCACCGGGGACAATGTGCCTGTGTCCAGCATACCGGGTCTCAAAGAGCGTCTGTACCCGGATGGGTTTAAACCAGGTGCACAGGCGGCAAAGAAAAAGGAACAAGCCGCGGTCGACCAGGAAATCAAATCATCCATCGAGACGATCGTACAGAGGCAGTTTTCGGGACATGAGAGAACGAAGGTTGTCTCCATGAAAAAGGTGGGCAAAACGTGGAAAGTCGCCACGAATTCACAGTATTGCTCGAAGATAGACGCGTGTCATAAAATCATGGCACAATTCGTCATCGAGCGAATCAGTGGCGGTGAAGCGTACCTTCGCCAGGACTGTGAATGTTTTAACACGAAATCAAAACGGAAGGGCATGCGCATGATACCGATAGGACACCACGACCCGACTCTAGACGAAAAGTTGTTTAGACAACGCGAAAAAAATAAGATCATGTAATTTATAGATGACACTCGTGTTCACTGTCGGTGCACTTACCGCGTTATATAAAATTTCGAATTTGAAACACGTGCGCGCATTACCCATGGTTTTCGACCCTGAATTAGTCGCACTGAAACGCAGGGCGCACGCGTACTCGGGAATCGATCCCGAGGCATATCACGCGTTTCGTCGCTCGCTCGATCTCGCCGAGGCGCGCATCGATGATCCCGACGAGTCGACCAAGGCATTGTACGAAGCGATCGGGTACCTGGACGCGATAGCGATGACGGGTGTAGAGTACGAGATTGATGATGATATTGAAAGTATATCAACATCTATCGGTGTTCTCATGGAGACGAAAATTCGGGAACGGGCGAGATATAACAATATCGCATTTCATGGTCGGTACTTAGAGGAATGATGTGACAGAGTAACAGAACGACTACCAAATGAGTCAAATCGAAGAAACGAAAGTGTGCAACAAGCGTTCGCGATCTGGAAGATTGATCAGGCGACCGAGCGAGGTATACGTACCCGAAGTCGAGAAGTTTGAGGACGATTTCAACGACAATGATTACGACGAAGACGACGACGGCTCTGACATCGACACGGATGACGAAGGGTCGGACAGCGAGGACGACGAGTTCGACGACGACGACGCGGGTTCGTTGGACGATTTCATCGTTGACTCGGACGACATGGAAACGTCAGACGACGATGATTACTCCGACAGCGAGAGCGAGTGCTGAAATTTTCGAATAGAAAAAACAAATTGTAAAGCAAGATGGAGACTGATATCGGCCAACCAATCGATTACGACCCCACAATGCGAGATGACGCGCCACCCGAACAACAACAGCGTTTGGAGGATACTTCGACGCCGATCCAAGACGTCCAGCACGTTTACCAGGGTGGACCTCCACCACCGCCAACGCACGACGAAATGATGTATCAACAGCAGATGATGTACCCCCCACCGCCTCAAATGTACGCGGCGGAGAGTCCGAAATCACACGATTTTTTCGCGTCGATCGACAAAATCACGATCGTCGTGCTCTTCGCGGCGTTCATCGTCGGGTTCTTCCTCGGTTCGAGCAGGCAGCCGGTCATCTTGCGTTACGACTAAAGTTCAATTCACCCCGTCGAGTGTTCATTCCACACTCCTCGAGATGAATCTTATTAAACGACTCGTAGATATGAATTCCATTCACCCGTCGACCCCGCGCGTGGATCGGTGAAACGAGAGCGACTCACGACGCGCGGATCCTTTTGATTAATTTCGAGCGCACGCGACGCGCTCACTTGCTCGACGGGCACGCTTTGGTTCACGGGCGCGGGCTCCCGAGGTTTGGGTCGAGCGCGATTTCTAGAGACAAACAGGGTAAAGGCGAGTGCGACCGCGAGAATCGTAACGCTTAGTGTAAAATCAGTAAACATTAGTGTATATGCATTAAAAACAGAAAATTAAGTCTGGTCTTCTTCCACGCGTTGGGACTCGCGCTCTTTCTTGCGCTGTTCGATTTCAGCGGCGACGATTTCATTCGCTTCCTTGACGAGATCTTCGATCGGTGCGTCGGGGCGCTCCTTTTGAAGGCGTTCGAGAACTTCACCCGGGGTAGAAACCGGTGCCTCGTCCGGCTTAGTGTAGAACTTGCTGTTCTCGTCACCGGGTTTGATCGTAGATCCAGCGGTCATGTCCCGTTTCCGTTCGTTGAACAGTTTGGCGGCCTCCACCTGAGACGCTCGGTATGAGACCATGAGCTCTTCAAGTTTCTCGTCACCGTAGTGGCTGTCCTCGACATCCTTCGGTGGCGGTAAGAGTAGCCATTTACCCACGTCGACGACGTAGATATCGAACGTACTGTCTTCTTTTTGAAGACGCGACGCGTGTTTCGCGGCTTCGCTCTGCGTGGGGAACACGCCGCGGATCTTGATCCCGAAGTGATCGCACCTTTGCGGCGCATCGGGACCGACGTAAGACAGACACGCGAAGAGCTGACCGGGTGGCAGGGTATAATCGGGTTCGAGCTCGGCCATCTTTGGTTTCCTATGTTACATGATTGGTATTTCTCTAAGGCTCATCACGCGATATCGATATCGTTTTCTTTCAGGAATTTCGTATAATCGAAATTAATCTGTCGCCAGCCCTGTTCCATCCTGTGGTAGTGGTCGAGGTGGCCCGCGAACGCAATCCAGGAATACAGTCGGTTTCGTTCGTCACGAATGTTCGCCGTGTCCCGCAAGATTCGATCACGTTCTTGTCGCGCGACTCCAGTTTCATTTTTAAGTCCTTCGTTGACCTTCTTTTCGTGTTCAAGCTTCTTTTCAAGTTCCTCGTTTTGCGCACGAAGTTTGTCGATCCTTCTCGTCTTCGCCGCCAAGGACACTTCTTGGCGGTCCATCACGTTGCGTCGGCGCTCGAGGCGTTTGAGGAGTTGTTCGACCGTGGGTTCGGACATGGTCGCGTCGCGTTATCAGGTGCCGAGTGGGATCACGAAATTTCTTTATCTCATGAACAAGTGTTTTTCTCAAACAACAAGTGTTTTCAAAAATCACGATACATCGGACACATGGGGTTTTCAGGTTTTCTTGGAAACTGTCACGTTTTGAGACCTTCATGGGACAGTGAACGCATGGATTATCAGGAGTTTCTAAGAGTTCAAAATTTTTATTTTCATACACACCTTTTGAAAAAATGTTTTACATACATTACGCACGCCCGCGGGACTTTTACTTTTTATTTTTATGCAATCTTGGATTTAAAA